TGTTCCGGGTTGAGTTTGTTGTAAAGCGTATGCGGCTTGATACCGGCTTTATCCGCCAGCTCTTTCACGTTATGTGTGGCCGCGAATTTTCTGCATGCATCATCAAAGTGTGCATGTGACGAAACGCGAAAATCTAACATGTTTAGGCTCCCTCTAATCACTATGATGATTTACACGTTAAGTGAAATTTCGCATTCACTCAGAGCTTGAATAGTCAGAGCAGCCATGTTCACCTCAACTAGGCCCTTAGTCTGTTTACCCTTTGGCTTGATTGGTAACTTTCCGTATTCAATCAGGTTCTTAGCTGTTTCTTTGTTAGTACCAGTACGGCGGCAATACTCATCAAGTGGCAGGTAAGGCTCAGGGATGACGATTGTAATGTTTGGTCGCATAAGGCAAACTCCGCTGGTTAACCTGTACGGCAATACAGGGCTATATAAGGCAATATTCGCTTAAATCTACAAAGCGAATCCTACACTCGACTTAATGCGTGCTGCAAGAGGATTTTTACCTTGAGTCTACAAATCAACTTTACAGAAGGTGGCGGAGAAGTACTTGATAGGGTTATTGAGGCTTACGGATTTAAAACAAAAATAGCACTTGCTGATCATTTAGGCATCGCAAGTAGCAGCCTAGCCATGCGTTACCGTCGAGATTATTTCCCTTCTGACATTGTTGTCCGGTGCATGGCTGAGACAGGTGCAACTTTGGAATGGTTAGCCACTGGTTTCGGCTCAAAATTTAATGCCGATGAAATCGATATGCTTCGAATCCCCAGACAAAAGATCGTCGACGGTCTTTTATATGACTCCGACCATTTGAAGCTAGACAAAGCAACAATTTTGCCTGGTAGACCTTCACCCTCGAAGCCAAAATGTGTAATTGAGGGCTCCGTTACCTACGTTGTGGAATGCGATTTTCAAGAGATTTTTGATGGGGAGTGGCTGGTAGAGATTGAAGGCAAAACCAGCATCAAATCACTTACAAGAATCCCTGTTAAAAGAGTCCGAGTCAGCGGAAATGGCAGCGCTGCTTTTGATTGCGGAATCGATGACATCCGCGTAATCGGAAGAGTTATTTTAACCATAGCAAATGGATAAATAGCGATGGCAGTGCGTAAGCTGAGCGACGGGCAATGGGTCGCTGACTTTTATACAGTCAATCGTAGCGATGGTAAGCAGGGTAAAAGAGTCCGTAAAAAATTCTCTACTAAAGGGGAAGCTCTTGCATTCGAAAACTTCACAATGCAAAAGGTTGATGACTCCCCCTGGTTAGGTGATGGGAAAGATCGCCGTCGTCTTTCCGACCTCGTCCACCTTTGGTTTGACCGTCACGGGATTACCTTAAAAGATGGTGAGAAAAGAAAGAAATCCATGCTATGGGCGGCTGAGTGCATGGGCTCCCCACTTGCTAGCGAATTTAGCGCCCAGCTATTTACCGCATACCGTGCAAAAAGGCTTGAAGGGCATTTCGCTCGCACAAAGAGAATTAGCCAAGTATCGCCACGGACGATGAACCTTGAACACGCTTACTTTTTAGCTGTCTTTAATGAACTAAAACGATTAGGTGAGTGGGCACCACCCAACCCCCTAGAAAATGTCAGGCAATTTCGTACTGAAGAAAGCGAGATGTCATATCTCACAGCTGAGCAGATTGAATCGCTGTTAAAAGAGTGCCGCAACAGTTCTGCTGAAGACCTGGAGATAATCGTTAAAATTTGCCTGGCAACTGGAGCGAGATGGAGTGAAGCAGAAAGCCTAAAGTGTTCTCAGGTTTCCTCGGGGAAGATCACTTATATCAAGACTAAGGGTAAAAAGAATCGAACAATACCCATATCGGCCGAGCTAATGGGGGAACTTCCCAAAAAGAATGGCGTGCTATTTACCCCGTGCTACTACGCCTTTAGAAATGCCCTAGATCGCGCAGGGATAGAGCTTCCTCCAGGCCAGTTAACTCATGTCTTGCGGCATACGTTCGCCAGCCACTTTATGATGAACGGCGGGAACATCCTCGTATTGCAAAAGATACTGGGGCACACCGATATAAAAATGACAATGAGATATGCACACTTCGCCCCCAACCATCTTGAGGATGCTGTCAGACTCAACCCTTTAGATTGTCGCAAAAGTGTCGCAGCAACTTAGAATTATTGCCCTATATTGCCTTATATATTTTTATTAACGGTATGATTATTAAGTAAGTTATTGTTTTTCGTTTGGCCTTCATGATTCTCATAATCGCTTGGTCGCTGGTTCAAGTCCAGCAGGGGCCACCAAATATCAAGGGCTTACGTGAAAACGTAGGCCCTTAGTCTTTTCTAGGATACCTATAGGATACCGCAAGGAAGTATGAACAAGTATCCACCAGCCATCTAGCGGCGCGGGCTTTGTGGCTTTTTCCACTCAAATGCGCCTGTATTCATCCGCTGGCGGTGCCGTTTTTTCGCGGCAAGACAAGCCGCAACGCTGGTACGGATTACCAGCTTGTCCTGGCCGTTAAGCTCATGCCCCTGCAATTTTGCTGCACTGATAATGGCAGACTCCAAAGTTTCTTTTTTTAACATGCTGCACCTCAGTTGATCGGGTACGCCTCCATGATGAGGCGTACCGTAATCATTTTTATCGTGGTTTTTTGGGCTGTAGATTGGAATAAATGGCGCGTCCGAATTGCTTTTGCGGGTTATGTACTTCAGCGGTTAGCTCATTGATGAGTTGCCGCTTAAGCGCAGCGTTACGCTGATCAAAGGCCAGCAGAGTGGCATCGTCAGGCTTCCCGGTAAAGGTGTTAGGCGCACTGATACTGATCGCAATACGTGGCTGCGCCTCTATCTGTCTGGCGGCATCCTGTACCGCCGGTGACTGACGACCAATAGCGCGAACCCCCAGCGAACCATCAGCGCCACGGGTCAACGGCATAATGGCTTCCGGCCCGGCTTCACCGAACACGCCCGCGCCTTTCGCAAAAGCAAAATACTGCGGAGTGCTGTATACACCACCGCTGTATGCAGCAAGCGACGGTGAATCGTAAACGCCGCCCAGCGCGTTAAAAGAGAAATTTGCGCCCGCACTTTGAATGGCCGTTCCGCTGCTGGCTGCACCACTCGCGCCACCAAATAAACTCCCGAACATCCCACCAGCTCCCCCGCCCACTGAAGCCAGAATGGCTTTGGTGATCAGCGCCTGCGTCGCAATCTGGATCAGCGACTGAATGACACTTTCGCCGAGAGACGTGAAGATGTTCGACATACCGTCTTTAAAGCTGGTTGCTCCCGTCAGAACGTTTGTCATATTGGTGGAGATCGAGTTGGTGGCATTGTTCAGAATTTCGCTGGTAGCCGTTGCTGACATCGAACTCAGGTCTTTTGCCTGATCCGCATAATTCATCAGAGAATCGCTAATTCCTGCTCTCCAGTCTGATTGTTGAGCGTCGGATTGTTTCTGGTAGTCATCCTGTATCGTCAGCCGTTCAGCAAGGGCAGCTTTCAGCGCTTCTGTTTGCTGTTCATAAAGGTCTTTAGATAGCTGTTTACTGCTGAAATCGCGATCCAACTCATCCTGACGTTTGCGGAAATCAGCGCGGATATCGGCCATTTCTTTCATACGGTCACGGGCTTTGCTACCCATGCCAGCACCGAGGAAATCAATATTCCCCCGGTCACGCGCAGCAGCATTGCTATCAGCCAGACCGTTTCTGAATGCCTGAAGTTTTTCCTCTATATTTTTCTGGTCAATAAGGGCCGCATTTTGTAGCAAAATTGCTTTTTTAGCGTTATCGAGAGATGCAAGCTCTCCCTGAACAACCTGATATTTCATTTTTGCCAGTTCGTTATTTTGTCCGGCAAGAGATATTTGCTCACGCTGCTGTTTAAGCAAGCGGGTATACACATCTTCTGTTTTTTCGATATCAGATTTACCGCGTGGCTTTTTATGCGATTCATTAAGATTAAAATCAGTGGCTGCATTTCCCTGAATAGCCGCGATCTGCGCGTCCTGTCCCGGCAAAATTTTACCCTGATTATCAGTCCTTACCGCACCCTGCTTTATGGCATCCTGTAGGGCTTTCAGCTTGGCTCTCTCCACGCCCTCTTTTTGGGACAGAGCAATGCTTTCTTTTTGTTGTTTTATAAAGGTATCGTAAGCCTTATTTATTTGAGGTGTTTGCGGCTGATTGTCTGCTGATTTCGCCTTCATCTCGTCCATAAACTGGATGGTCATCGAAAAAAGCGAGGCCATTTTATCCCCGAAGCCCAGCGTACTCATAATTGAACTTTTAATTTTATTAAATGCAGCGGCTGAAGCGTTTACCTTTTCCTCAAGCTCTTTTTGTAGTTTATTCTGCGCATCAACGGCGTTATTTAGCTGAATTGTAGTATCAGCTATATCACGCGATAATTTATTGTATTCACGCTGATATTTAGCTGCATTTCTTACGTGACCATTATTCTGATCGTTCTCTACCCCCATTTGATGGGCCAGCATTGTGTATTCCTGAACTTTCCGGGCGGCTTCTGCCTGTGCGTCCCTCAAGTCCTCCAGCTTATCTTTGAGCGCGTCAATGGATTCACCAGAATCGGCAATAGAGCCTCTGATTTGAATTTCGCTCATGGCTTTCGCTTTTTCCACCACCTCATCAAGGGTGGAGGCATACTGTATAGCCGACTGTCGAGCCTGCTCCTGATTCTGATACCACGTATACCATGCACCGGCACCCAGCATCAGAATCCCCGGAATACCGCCAAAGAGGGAGGATACGCCAGCCCATGCGGTTCTCGTTACAGAGGTGAGCGCATTAAGCCGCTGATTGGCTATTGACAGCTCATTGACCGTGGCGGTTTCCGCTTTATTCGCTTTGACCATCTCCATTGAGTTTCTGGCAAGCAGCGTCCTGATTGATGCGCGTTGTTTTTCAGTCTGCGCCAGTTCAAGTTGAGCCACGAGTGAGCGCTGATTAGACAGAAGCACCGATTTTTCCGCTTCAATCTGAACAAGAGAAGCATTCGCCCCTTCGATTTTAGCAGCGGTGCTGGCAATCTCCGCCCCTCTGGCCCTCACAAGTTCTTCGGTCTGTGATTTCAGTTGCAGCGTCCAGTTACCCAGAAAACGGGTCACGCCCACAGCCGTTAACGCTCCCGCTGCCATTGCTACGGTATCAATGTTCTCAGCCAGTGAATCAAGCCCACCAGCAAGGGCGGCGGAGGCACCGTACGCATCATTTGTGCCGCCCACCCAGGCCATAAAGGCATTTTCAACCTTTTGAGTCGAGGCTGATACCGTTTTGGGCATTGAATCAAATTCAGCCTGCATCACCCGTAACTGAGCGGTAATAGCCGGAACCACTTTATCTATTGTCAGCAGTCCATTATCAGCCATCGCCTTGAGGTCTTTGCGGGCAACGCCCATACCTGCGGCCAAGGCACGGATGATCCGATCACCGTTTTCGTTAACGGAGTTGAATTCCTCCCCGCGCAATACCCCCTGCGCAAGCGCCTGGCTGAACTGAGTGATAACCGAACTGGCCTCTGACGTGCTGGCCCCGGATAATTTAAGGCCGGTGCTGATAGCCTCGGTGACTTTCAGTACATCGCCAGAGGAATAGCCAAACTCACGCATGGATGCCGCCGAACGGGCAAATAAACCTGCGTTATCGCTGAAAGCTGTACCGGTTTTCTGGCTGATATCCATCAGCAAACGTTGTGAGTGAGTGAAATCATCTGTCGATGTGGATGCCTGTTTCAGGCGGGCATTGACGGAACTCCATTCATCAGCAAGCGATATCAGATGCCCTGTAGCGAATGCCCCGGCAAACGCGCCAGCCATTCCCATCGCGGCATTCTTCGTTTCCGACAACTGAGCAGAGACTTCGGCCAGAGCCTGCCTCGTCTCACGCGCCGAAGTCGCGGCCTGCCGCCCACCTCGTTGCATCGTTTTGTAGTAGTCTGATCCCAGCCGGGAAGCGCGTGATATTTCTGTCTGGAATGATTGCGAGTTTGCTGAAACTTTGATTATCAGCTCGCGTAATGTAGCCATAGTTCACCTCGTGTCAGATGCCGTCAAAAGCAGCGAGCCGCTGTTTATGGGTTTCACTCATATCGAATGCAAAATCCTCGTGTTCCGCCTGGAATGTGCCAAATGCCATTAGCGCAGCCACTGCCGGATCAATCTTGTTAGAGGATTTCTTCTTGTTGGGCTTAATATTGGCGTTGGCATCGGACTCCATCACCACGTTACCAATCGCCCAGGCCAGTACCGGATCGCCGCGATGGCGTACCACCCTGCGGTTAACAAACACTTCAAACGATTTCGCTACCGGGCTGAATTTAAGATAGGTTTGCTGGAACGGCTCCACATCTAGGCCCGCCCCCTGTAGCTGGGTACGCAGATGCGTGGCGTTCCACGTATCGAAGCCCACCAGGCGGATATTGAATGTTTCTGCATCGCGCAGAATATCGTCGCGGATGCGGTCATAGTCGATGCAGTCGCCGGGAGTGGTTCGAATCCAGCCCGCTTTCACCCACTGGCGGTAAATGGCGCGGTTTTTGTTGGAAACATTATTAAGTGTCGCTTCCGGCAGATAATGCCTTGTAAGTAACCTAATCTCCCTGTCGAACGGAAAAGCGTAATTTACGCTGGTGATATCGCTGGTTGAGGACAAGTCCAGACCTGCATAGCACTCCATCCCCGCAAGTTCGCTCTCTTCATAGTCGAGTTTGCAGGCGTCCCATGCTCCCGCGCCCATCCACGGTGTGGAACCCTGACACCAGATATTGAAACGTTTGGTCAGCATCTCCACCCATTGCGACGGGATACCCCGCGCTTTTTGAATAGTGGCCTCCAGTTTTGCCGCATCAACGGAAATATCCAGATTCGGGTTAGCCTTGATCCACATTTCAGGCTGATCAACCTCGCTTTCGTCGTCCAGTTCGTAAATCAGAACAAACAGCGAATCGTTGTTCTCTTCCCCGGTCAGAATCTGACAGCAGTAGTCGTAATGCTGCTTGCAGGCAGAAACAACGTTACTCCCGGCGGTGGTGATGGCGAATAAAACCGCTTCAGGACGTGCTCCCATACCCAGCTCAAGCGCGGAGTAAACGCCGTTATCCGGGTGAAGGTGGTACTCATCGACAATAGCCAGGCTGGGATTAGTCCCCTCGATGGTGGCCGCTTTCGCCGCCAGCGGCTTTAACAGGCTGTTATTCTTCGGGAAAATCATTTTATGGGCCTGAATATTCACGCGCTTTTTCAGCGGTTTTGACAGCAGGCACATCT